TACTAAGATACACAGGAGATTTAGCAAAAAGTTTATATTACTTTTGTATGTTACTAGATATTCCTTTCTTTAAGAATATAATGGAAGAGATAAAAGTAACTGATCAAGGGTTAAATTTCTTTAAAAAGTACATGACAAAAATACTTGCTTTTGGTAAACAAAATAGCGTATTGACATTTTTAGAAGGTCAACTACTCTTTGACGGAAGTAATGAAAAGAATCCTGATTTCTTTGAATACGACCCAGAAGAAGTGAATTACATCCCTAATCTAAGTGATGTAAAAGCATGGGGGAGATTAACTCCACAAGATATTTATTTCTTAAAGACACAATACGAAGATTGGTGTAGTAGATACGAAGTAAAAGACAAAGGCATGGAAGAGGTTATTAAGCAAATTTGCCATAAACAACTTAGAATTTTTAGGATGAACGAGCAAGGCGCGAATACTTCCAAAGAACTTAAAGATATGCAAGACTTGATGACTTCTGGTAATCTAAAGCCAATTCAGAACAAAAGTGTTGGAACAGAAGAAAATACTCTTGGTAATTGGATTAAGCGTTTTGAAAACGAAAGACCAATTCCTGTGCCTGACCCCGAATTTGCTGATGTAGACGGCATTTGGAAAAAGATTAGAGTTTGGTTCCTTGGACATTTTTCTAAAGTTTATAATTATGAAAACGAATATAGTCGTGAATATGAACAAGAAATGTCTAAGTATAAAGTAGCGACAAAAGAAGATTATGAGACTAAATGGGCTACTCACCAAATGGGTAAGGAGTTGTTCAAAGATGAGTGAAATATTAACTCAAGAGCAACTGAAGAGAGTTGGGTTGAACAAGCCATTTGAACCAGAGAGAACCACTGAAAAAAGTGATTCTTTAGCACAAGAAGAAAGATTAATGGAAGGAATTGGAACTTGGATTTCTTATTTTAGAAGTAACCCTCACAGGTTTGTTTCTGAATACTTGCAATTGAAGCCTTTCAGTTGGTTCCAGAAAATACTTCTTTTCTTGATGTTTAAGAATAGTTATTTCATGTGGTGGGCAAGTCGAGGTCAATGATTAAATATAAAGAAGTTCTTAGAGATAGAAAGTGAGAAGTTATGTCACAACTATTTCAACAAACTTTTTCAAAAATGGAAGAAGATTATATTCGAAATAACTATAGTGAAAAAAGATATTTAGAAATAACTGAATATCTTAATAGCAATAGCGATGTACAAAGAACAGAAAAACAAGTTAGAAGAAAAGCAAGATATCTTGGGTTGAGTAAAATCAATACAACTATTAATAAAGGGTATTTTAAAAATATTGATACAGAAAGCAAAGCTTATTGGTTAGGTTTCATTTATGCTGATGGTTGGATTCATGAATCTAAAACGGGAAGTGAGTTGGGTATTCAACTCAAATCTACAGATTATCAGCATTTAGAAAAATTTAATTGTGATCTCTGTGCTAATGTAGAAATATCTTTTGGAGAAAAAATAATTGTTATTACCAACAATCCTCTGCCTTCTTATACTAAATATTGTAAAATTAGAATTCACTCAAAGGAAATAGTAAGAGATTTAATTAAGCATAATATTTTTCACGACAAAACATACAACCCTTCTTTCCCTATAATTGAAGATGATAAATTATTTCTTCATTTTATAAGAGGTTTTTTAGACGGGGATGGGTGTATTAGTTTTAGTAAGGGGAAAAATCTTGCTGTTAAATTTATTGGAGCGAATTTAAAGTTTTTTATTTATATAAAAGAAAGATTTGAAAAAATGGGGATAATTTGTAATATCCATACTTCTACTCCAACAAGAAATGACTTATATATTAATGGAGATAAGAAAGCTTTTTTAGACTTGTTATATAAAGACAGTAGTGTATATCTCGATAGAAAATATTCTTTATATTTAAAGGCCGTTTCAAATAGTAATATTTGAATTATAATCGGGCAAATTCGGTGAAGTCCTCTCATTGCAAGGATAATACCGAGGTAACTATTATAGTAATATACAATAGAACCGTAACGCATAGGTGCTGAATCCGCTTTGCTGTGTAATTTACAGCCCCGGAATATAATGCACCCACGAGTGTCCGACATCCTAATGGGATGAAAATATATGCTGAACTTATACGATTGTAAAGTATAAGAACTATAGGATAAAAAGCCTGTAGGTTAACATAATGCTTGGGAAAACCCATCTCACAGCCCTTTACTGTCTAGTTAGAGCAATACTATATCCAGATAGTCATATTGTAGTAGTATCTGGTATTAAAATGCAAGCGTTAGAAATCATCTCTGGTAAAATTATGGACTTTAAGTTAAAATGCCCTAATCTGGCTTTAGAGATTTCTGATATACGCCCTAATATGCAAGATGCAAGAGTTGACTTCCATAATGGGAGTTGGATAAAAATCGTAGCGGCTAATGATAATGCCCGAGGCACCAGAGCGACTGTTTTGGTAGCTGATGAATTCCGTATGGTCAATGAAGACATCATTCGTACAGTTCTTAGAAAGTTCTTGACAGCATCTCGTAGGCCGGGATTTGTCGATAAAAAATTACCAGATGGAACGATGCCTTACGCAGGTTATGAAGAACCTAATATAGAAATCTATCTATCTAGTATGTGGTATAAGTCACACTGGAGTTGGGATAGGTTCCTTGCTTACACTGACGCTATGTTAAAAGGAAGACCTTATTTTACTTGTGCATTACCTTATCAACTTGGAATAAAAGAAGGCATAATCATGAAAGACATGATTGTGAACGAAATGAAAGAGGCTGACTTTAACGAACAGTTATTTAAAATGGAAATGGAAACAATCCCTTTTGGTGAGAGTGAAAAATCTTATTTTAAATTTAACGACTTAAACAGAGTTAGACAAGCATCTATTCCTAATATTCCTTTAACTAACGAGCAATACATAACACTACGAGATAAGAAAATACGTCCAGACTTTAATAAGAAAAAACGTGGCAAAGAAATAAGAGTTTTGTCAATGGACGTTGCGTTAATGTCTTCTACATCAAGAAGGAATAATGACGCTACTGTTTTTACTATGACCTCTGGTATTCCTAATAATGGAGAGTATAATAAATCAGTAGAATATATACAGTCTATTGAAGGGATGTTAACACAAACACAAGCACTTACTGCGAAGAGACTGTTTTATGATCTTGATTGTGATGTATTTGTTATAGATGCTCAAGGAATTGGGATGGGCGTTTTTGACGCATGTGTTGAAAAAACTTTTGACTACGAACGAAATGTTGAATATCCTGCTTGGACAATGATTACAGATGACCCAGAAATGTTAAGTAGATGTAAAGATCCTGATGCAGTAGCAGTAATGTTTCCTATTAAGGTAACAGGTGCTTATGCTACACAGATGAATCATGACATGGCACTCTACACAAGAGGTCAATTCATAGGCAATAAAATCAGTCTTTTACTAACGGAATCTGAAGCGTCTGAACACTTAATGTCTATGCCAGAGTACCGTAAATTGAGTCAAGATGAACAAACAAGAGTAAGAACACCGTATATTCAGACTACGTTTTTAATTAATGAAATGATTAATCTTGAAGTTGAAGTAAAAAGTGGTCTTGTTAAACTTACAGAACCTTCTGCTAGAGCCAGAAAAGACAGATACTCTTCTTTGGCTTATGGTTTGTACTACATGAAACAAAAAGAACAAGATTTGAAAGTAGTACCAGATGGCAGAGATGAACTTGAAATTATGTTATCTTATGTAAGTTTTTAAAGAAGGGAGGGAAAGCATGGATTTAGAAAGAAGAGTAGAAGAGCAGATTTCTGAGGCAGAAGTTTGGGATGTACTAGAGTTTGCTAGAAATATGAATAGTACAATGCCAACAGTGTTTAATCCTGATTTAGTTAATGCTAGATTAAAGGATGTAACAATGAATCCTCTGTCTGGAGAAGAAGCAGATATTACTCGCGCTCTTGCTGACCCTAAAAATAATGAAGCGGCTCTTCGGGGCTATAGTGAGTTTTTTGAATATACAAACATGGTTTACAAGAGAACCCTACATTACCTTGGTAATATGCTGGCTTTTGATTTAGTTCCTGTTTGTATGAATGCAAACCCAGAGGATTATAATAGCCCTGCTTATAAAAAAGATGAAGCAAAACTTTATGATTTTTTAGATAAGTTTGATTATAAAAATGAGTTCACAAAAATTGCTAGGCAAATGTTAAGACAAGATGCTTATTTTGGAATCTTTAGAGATGAAGGAAGCAAGTATGTTTTTCAAGAACTCCCGATCCAATACTCTAAAATAACTGGAAGATTTGAATATGGTTTTCTATTTGATTTTAATATGGCGTGGTTTCTGAGTCAAACTGGTGTTGATATAAACATGTATCCCCCCGTTTTTAAAAAATACTTAAATCGCATAATGGACGGTAAAAATCAAGGGTATGTCCCCTCTAAGACTTTAGACCATAGAACAGGCGAATGGGCATACTGGGTTCAGACTTCTCCAGAAGATGGTATGTGGTCATTTAAAATGAACCAAGAACAAATTGGTCAGATGCCTTATTTCGCACCTATGATGCCTGATATCGTAATCGCTCCATTAATTAGAAATCTTCAAAGGTCTAAATATATTATCGAAGCAAGCAGAGTTCTAGTTGGTATCGTGCCAATGCTAAAAGATGCTAAATCTGGAAGCGTAAAAGACATGTTTGCTCTTTCTCCAGAATCAATGGGCAAATTCGCAAGTTTGTTTAGACAGGGTCTAAGCAAAGAAATTCAAGTTGCTATTGGTCCTTTTGAAAAGGTTGAAAGCGTAGATTTTCACACTACAGATTACAATCTTCTTGAGGCCTTTAACAAAACACTTTCTGCACAAACTGGTATTAATGCTAAACTGCTCTTTTCAACAGAGAGACAAAACACTCTTGAAACTGCCGCTTCTATTAATGTTGACGAAATGATAATGACTTATCTTTATCCTCAGTTTAATAATTTCGTAGAATATTGGGCTAACAAGGCTACTAAAAAGTTTAAATGGAAGTTTGCTTTTGAAGGAACTAATTTTGACGCCAATAGAGACAAGAGACAAAAACAAGCACTTACTTTTGCTCAATCAGGGATAGTATTACCAGAAAAAATTGCCGCTTCCCTTGGAATGCCAATACAAGATTTAAAAAGAATGATGGAAAAAGCAAAGG